CTCCCCTTCAACACACAGGTCGTTCGCATGACCCCCTACCCTAAAAGAGGAGGTGAAAGCAGTGCCGATTAAGGCTGAGAAAACAAAAGAAGAACGGATCAGGGCAGAGAAGAACCGACTTAACCGAATCTACAAAGACATAAGCAAAGAAAACAAAAGTATCATCGAAGGTCTTATCAATCGAGCGGCATTCATGCGAGTCACCCTTGAGGATATGGAGGAAGACCTTGACGAGAATGGCTTTGTCGAGCCTTTCAGCCAATCGGAGAAGCTGGAACCTTACGAGAGAGAGCGACCAGTCGCCAGGCTCTACAACACCATGAATAAAAACTACCAATCCATTATCAAACAACTGTCCGACCTGCTGCCGAAAGAAAAGGTGGTGGAAAAGGATGACGGCTTTGAAGACTTCATCAACCGATAACCCGATTCTGGAGTATTGGGATCAGATATGGGCCGGAGAGGTAACGGTCGGGGAAAAGGTCAAGCTGATTTATCATCACCTGGTCGCCTTGCTCGACGATCCAGAGTCCGAATGGGAATATTCACAGGAAAGAGCTGACCATGCCGTTGAGTTCATCCAGCGGTACTGTAAGCACTCCAAAGGTAAGATGGGTGGTCAACCATTCATCCTTGAACTGTGGCAAAAGGCGATGATTTCGGCGCTGTTCGGATTCGTCCATAAGATAGACGGGACCAGAAAACACAGGGAACTGGTCCTGATCGTGGCTCGTAAAAACGGTAAGTCCATGTTAGGGTCTGCGATTGCCCTTTATATGCTGATGGCTGATGGCGAAGCGGGTCCGGAAGTGGTATCTGCGGCGACAAAGCGAGATCAAGCCAAGATTATATGGTCTGAAGCCAAGCGAATCGTTAAAAAGTCCCCGACATTATCCAAGCGGGCGAGATGCCTGGTGTCCGAGATCGTTACGGACTTCAACGACGGATCATTCAAACCATTGTCGTCTGAATCCAATACACTTGATGGTCTGAATGTCCACTGCAGCCTTATAGATGAGCTTCACGCCATCGAAGACAAGAACCTATACGATGTTATTGTCGATGGTATGAGCGCAAGAGAGCAGCCGCTATCAGTCATCACGACTACAGCCGGAACAATCCGAGAAGGTATCTATGATATTAAGTACGATGAGTGCGACAGGATCCTGAAGGGGTTTGGTGATGGCAAATATCGTGACGATAGAGTCCTGCCAATCATCTACGAGCTTGATGACCGGGCAGAATGGACTGATGAAACGATGTGGGCAAAAGCGAACCCAGGACTCGGCACTATCAAGAGCCTTGACCAGTTGCGGACTAAAGTCGAGAAAGCCAAATCGAACGCTCTGCTCGTCAAGAACCTACTCTGCAAAGACTTCAACGTGAGGGAAACATCGTCGGAAAGCTGGCTGACATTCGAACAGCTCAACAACACGGCGACATTCGACATCACCAAGCTAAAACCACGGTACGGAATTCTCGGCGTTGACCTTGCCCAGTCTGTCGACCTTACGGCGGCGTGCATTTTGTTCCAAGTGCCAAACGATGACACGATTTATTTTGAACACATGTATTGGCTGCCTGAAGATCTGCTTGAGAAGCGGACAAAGGAAGACAAGATCCCATATGACATCTGGTGCGACATGGGTTTACTGCGAACGACACCTGGTAATCAAGTTTATTACAAATACATCATGGAATGGATTCAAGAGATCCAGGATAAACATGACATATACATATTCAAAGCTGGTTACGATGCGTGGTCGGCTACATATTTTGTTGAGGACCTGAAGTTGACACTTGGAGTGAGCGTTCCGGTGCCGGTATATCAAACAATCAGGGTGCTGTCGTCGCCCATGCAAAAACTTGGAGCGGAACTGGAGGCGAAGCACATCAATTACAACAATAACCCTATAACGAAATGGTGCTTGTCTAATACGGCAATCGTGCAGGACAAGAACGGGAACCAGAAGCCCATCAAAACGAGTACACAAAGACGAAGAATAGACGGTCTGGCGGCGATGTTGGATGCCTACGTGGTATATCAAGATAACCTTGAGAACTACAAAACGATGATTTAGGAGGTGAAAAAGTGGGACTACTTGATAAGATTTTTCCGAATAACAAGAAGGAAGTTCAGCGTTTAGTCGGTGAATATTTCAAGACATTAACTGTTTACACCCCAAGATTCACCTCTTATTCGGGCGGACTCTACGAAATGGACCTGACCAGGGCGGCGATTCACACTTACGCAAAGCACTGCGCCAAGCTGAAGCCGGAGATTCAAGGCAATTCATATAAAAATCTGGCGAGGACGCTGCAGTTCAAGCCAAATCCATACATGGACACCTACAAGTTCCTGTATCGGATTGCAACATCGTTGAAAGTCGATAACACGGCGTTTATCGTGCCGCTTTACGGTGAGGACGGCATGACTATAACCGGGGTCTATCCGCTTCAACCTAAGATGTGCGAAGTATTGGACTTTGGTGGAGAACCATGGCTCCGATATACATTCGCAAACGGCGCAAAAGCCGCCATTGAAATGTCCAAGGTTGGAATCATGGTCAATCATCAGTATGGTGATGACATTTTCGGCGCAGACAGTCGCGCAATTCAGCCAACGATGGCGCTTCTCGACATTCAGAACCAAGGGATGCAAGAAGCCATCAAACAGTCTGCCATTATTCGGTTCGCTGCTCAACTCGGTCAAAACTTACGCCCTGAAGACATCGAGCGCGAGCGAAACCAGTTCAGCACACAGAACCTGTCAGCGGATAACACCACCGGCGTGATGATGTTTGATGCCAAATACAAAGAGGTCAAACAGATTGAATCAAAGCCGTTCACGATTGACGGAGATCAGACAAAGCTGATTCAAAACAATGTTTTTAACTATCTCGGAGTGAGCGAGAACGTAATTCAGAACAAGTACACAGAGGATGAATTCAATGCTTTCTACGAGGGTGAGATTGAACCATTCGCCCTACAGCTGTCGCTGGTCCTGACGAACATGTTATTCACTACGAAGGAGTTGGCATTCGGCAATGCCGTGATGTTCTCGGCAAATAGGTTACAGTACGCCAGCAATACAACGAAGCTGAACGTATCAACACAACTGTTTGACCGCGGCCTGATCACAATGAATCAGGTCATGGACATCTGGAACATGAGCCATGTTGAAGGCGGGGACGAACGGAAGATCCGCGGCGAGTATGTGGAGCTTGATGAAGAAGGACATAAGGTAAAGGGGGTGAACAATGATGCCATTGAAAACGAACCAGAGAGAATACCGGAACCTGATCCAGTTGAATCTGAGCCAGGAGCCGAACAAGAGAATTGACACCGACCACTACATCGAAGGGTACGCAACAACCTGGAATCCTTACCTGCTTGGCGAGAATGACGGGGTTCAATACTTCGAGAAGATTGACCGCAACGCATTCGTCGGGGCGGATATGTCCGACATCATCATGCAGTATAACCATGACGGCAAAGTATTTGCCAGAAATAGCAACGGCACCCTAATCGTGAAACCTGATGACCACGGTTTTTTTATTGCGGCTGATTTATCCAAGAGCGCCGGAGCCAAAGAGTTATACAACGAAATTCAGGAAGGGCTAATCACTAAGATGTCATGGGCTTTCACCGTAGCCGATGAAGAATACGACAAAGAAAACAGGACTCGGATCATCAAACGGGTCAAGAAAGTATATGATGTGTCGGCCGTTAGCATTCCAGCTAATGACGGCACTGAAATATCCGCTCGTTCCTATCTCGACGGAGTGATTGAGATAGAGAAGCAGGAGATGCTGGAGCGGCAAAGACAGCAGAGGAAAAAAGACAGACTCAGACTCAAACTCACCATCATGGAGGAAACCAAATGAGATTAGACGAAATCAACGAGCGTCTGTCGGCTATCAAAGTTGAACTTGATAACGAAGAAGTGAACGTTGAAGAACTCGAAACTGAAACCAACGGACTGTTGGAAGAACGGAAAGCAATCATGGAAAACGCTGAGAAGCGCACCGCACTGGTTAACGCAGTAATCAATCTGCCTGAAGCGGCAGTCACCCGCAAATTTGACGAAAAACCGGAGGAAAGAAAAATGGAGTACAACACTGCATCAAAAGAATATAGAAGCGCCTTCCTGAAGAATCTTGTCGGCGCTGAAATGAACATCGAGGAAAGAGCGGCTTTCACCCACACGACCGGGAATACAACCGCTCCGCTCCCCGCAACCATGCTGAATGAAATCTGGGATCTGGTTTCCAAACAGCACGTTATCATGGGCGACATCAAGACTTACAGAACCGGGACCATCCTCGAAGTCGTTAAGCACACCGCCATTGTAGCTGGTAAGGCAGCAGTAACCGCCCAGGGTGTAGCTAATGCCGATGACGAGCAGAACACTCTCGTTAAGGTGACCCTGTCAGGAAAGGACTTCTCCAAGCACGTAGTCATCTCCTACGCAATGGCTGCAATGTCAATCGATGCCCTGGAGGCTTACCTCGTCTCCGAAATCTCGTCTTCCCTCGGCGAGGCTCTGGCTGACGACACCGTAGCCACCATCAAGTCTGGAACTGCAGCAGCTAACAAGGTTAATACGACCGGTGTTAAGGCTGTTACCTATGTCGAGCTTGCTAAACTTTTCGCCCTGCTCAAGAGAGTAAGCAACAGAACGATCTATGTCAACAACGCAACCTTCTACAACTACATTGTGTCCATCGTCGACACTGCCGGCAGACCAATCTTCCAGCCAACCATGCAGGACGGCGCACAGGGCGTTCTGTTGGGCGCACAGGTCAAGATCGAAGAATCCGTGGCTGACAATGAAGTCTTCGTGGGCGACCCCCAGAGGGTTGTCTGCAATATGGTCCAGGACATCCTCATCGAGCAGGACAAGGACATCAAGACCCACACCAACATCTACGCTGGCTATGCCAGAGCAGAATCCGCGTTACTTGACGATGCCTCCTTTGCCATCCTGACTGTCAAGCAGGTATAGTCCACTTCCTAAGCCGAGGGGGAGTAATCCCCCTATCTTTTTTTAAGGAGGTGGCGGCGTGTTAGAGGATGTGAAGCGAGAACTAAGAATCTCAAACACCGCATATGACCGGGAAGTGATAGACCTCATCGAAGCGGCGAAGGCTGACCTCAAAATTCCGCAAATTGATACTGCCAAGATTATCGAAACCGACCCGCTAATCAAGAGGGCTATCATCCTGTACTGCAAGGCAAACTTCGGGCTGGACAACAAAGACTCCGAGAAATACCAATCCGCTTATGAAAATCTATCCGAAAGACTCTCGCTGAGTCTGTTATACAAGGATGTGACCGAATAATGTGGAGAGATGTCATCATGCTCGGACAGCAAGTTGAATCCATCGTTAATTACGAGGTTTCAAAGTCCTGGGAGTGGCGCGATGCCTACGCCAACAAGAAGTCAGTCAGGCAGTCCGAAGCATATCAGGCGGCCGCTGTGGGGCTTAAACCGGAGCTTATGTTTGAGGTCAGGTCATTCGACTACGAGCAGGAAGAACGGATTGACTACAACGGCAAACTGTACGAAATCAGCCGAGTCTATGACCGCGGTGAGATCACGGAACTGGTTTGCATAGCCATCACGGGGAGTGAAGTGTAATGGCCAAGAAACCATTCACGTTTGAATCAAATCTGGAGAAAATCACGCAGAAGATCCATGACAAACCAACCAAGGTGATGAATGTCATCGGTCAGCAGCTTGTCCGGGAAATCAGAGCCAATGAACTGAAAACCAACTATCACACCAGAACAAAGATGCTCGAAAAGGCATTAGGCTACTGGGCAAGGAAGAAGGAAAGGGATCTGCAGATCGGCTTCAAAATGTCCATCGAGAAGAATGCTGCCGGCGTTGGTCCTGGTATTGTCGGTGGCATCATGACCGGTGCCGAACCGGATCCATTGAAGTCCGCTGTTATCCGAAACAAAGATTACATCGTCCAGTTAATCGGTGAAGCCTTGGATGAGATCAGAAAGGAGTAGCCCGTGAGAAGTAACGATGTCGCTGATATCATCGGCGCAAAACTGACACCGCTTATCTCAAGAGTATATCGAGCCAAACGACCGGCAGGCGCTACGTTCCATTATTGCGTGTACCGCGTCGAATCGGTCAGTGATACTTATCCGTCCGAAGAATTATATGTCAACATAGACCTGTATGAAGCTCCAACGGCTTCGGTGAGAGCGGTTGAAACATTGGCAGATTCCATCGTGGCGGAACTCAATCACAAAGTAATTATCCAAAACAATGTTAACCTACACTTTGAACTTGAACAAAGACAAAGCGTAGATGCTCAAGCCCTGGTCGAAGCGTACATGATCAATATCAGGTTCGCTGTCCGGGCATACTTTATTTAGGAGGAAATAAATGGCAACAGCAGACAAAATTCTGTTAGGCTATGGCGTTGTTTCAGTCGGTGCAAACCCGATTGGACTCACTCGTGGCGGCTCGGCATTCGTCGTTGAACGTGAATTCCGGGAAATTGAAGCAGATGGCGATAACGGCCCGGTAGTCGGAAGAATCGTCATTGACCGAGAGGTCGCAAAGTTGACCGTCAACGCCCTGGAGATGTTCACGGCGGCTGATATGGTTAAGTATTATCCTGGCATCAGCATCACGCCTGATCCGGCACAAACGCCCACCAAAAACACCATGACCAGCACCCTGGCCATTGCCGCAGGAGATCATAACGATGTAACCTTCACCGGCAAGACGAAGGACGGCAAAGCTGTCACGATCAAGGTCGACGATGCTATCAATATGGGCAATCTTGAGTGGACGCTCGAGGACAAAAATGAAGTCATTGCCGTATTAGAGTTTACGGCGGCATATTCCGAGTCGGCCAGAACGACTGCGCCGTGGTCCGTTGAGTTTGCGGTCTAAGCAATTGGGGAGCGAATTGCTCCCCTTATTTTTATAGGAGCGATAAATGAGGAATCTTAAATTCAAAGATGTTTTCACGCTTTCTGAAATCATCGACAAAATGGGGTTGAAAGCGGACATCAACAAACTGTTTGACGAAGCACAGAAAGCTGAGGATGCTCAAGCCTATGTTGGCGGACAGTTGATGATGCTGATGGTATCGAGAATCTACAAGGCCGAGAAAGAGGTCTACACGTTCTTCGCGGACCTGACAGGTAAGACCGCGCAGGAAGTTGAGGACATGAGTCTGAACGAGATGAAGGGCATCATCACGGAATTGGTTAAGTCTGACATTATGAGTTTTTTCAATTCAGCGACAACAGAGAATCAATAGAAGATCTGTTGTTGCATCGTTATGGGAACCTTGATTATGTGATGACGCTCCCGATCAACAGGGCGGTCAAACTTATCAAAACAGCCGAGAAAGAACAGCGCAGGGAGTTGATATTCCGGCTGTATCTGGCTGACAGACCATATCTAAAAGATAACATGTCATTTGATGACTACTACGAAAAGGCTTGCCCGACTCCGGTGGTATATGACATGAGAGATAAAGATGTACTCATGAACGAATTACTCGGAAAGGAGGGTTGATGACTTATCGAATTATTTAAGCTGTTCGGGTCCATCATCATTGATGATGCCAAGGCCATCGAGTCACTGAACAAGGCTGACAAGAAAGCCAAAGAATCAGCCAAGGCACTCGACAACGTCAAAGATGCGGCAAAGAAAATGGGGACTTTCGCCGTCGCTGGCGCTGGTGCGGCTGCTGGTGGTCTGGCTGCACTGATGTTCAAATCATCTGATGCGGCTGGACGGATAAACGACCTTTCTCAAAAATTAGGGCTTTCAACAACTGGCTTCCAGGAATGGGAGTATGTGCTCGGTCAGAACTCAATCGAGATCGAATCGCTTCAGGGCGGCGTGAAAAAGCTTGCCGATACATTCGATGCCGCGGCAAATGGGAACGACAAGGCGAAAGAAGCATTTGAGCGTGTCGGGCTATCGCTGGATGATCTCAAGGGAAAAACACCTGAACAGATGCTTGACATGACGATCAAGGCACTCCAGGGAGTCAAGGACCCGGCAGAGAAAGCGGCACTCGCCAACGACCTGCTCGGTAAATCTGGGTCAGAACTCGCTCCGATCCTTAACATGTCAGGAACAGAGCTTGATAGCTACAAGCAAAAGGCTCATGACCTCGGAATAGTGATGTCAGAGGATGCCATCAAAGCCGGAGATGACTTCGGCGACAAAATGGATGATGTAAAATCATCGCTTGGTGCCGCTGGTAACGAAATTGGATTAACAGTGATGCCAGCAGTCCAGGGATTCCTCGATTGGATATTGGCCAATATGCCTGCCATCAAGGAAAACTTCAATGCAATCCTCGAAGCCGCAGGCGATGCCATCGGCTGGATTCAGGAAAACATGAACTGGCTCATTCCGGTGTTGGCAACGGCTGTCAGTCTCTTCGTTGGATTCAAAATTGTCGCCGGGATCAATACGTTGATGCTCGCATTCGCCGTAATACAGACGGAAATAACAACGGCCGGCGGCCTGATGAACGCAGTCCTCGCCGCCAACCCATTCGGGCTTATCGCAATCGCCATTGGAGTATTGATTGGCATTGGCGTAGCCCTATGGATGAATTGGGACACCATCAAAGAAAAGGCCGCGGCACTCTGGGCAAAGATCAAAGAGGTATTCACCGGAATCAAAGACGCGATATCTGAAAAGATTCAAGCGGCCAAGGATAAAGTGACTGAGGTATTCACCGGAATCAAAGACGCGATATCTGAAAAGATTCAAGCGGCCAAGGATAAAGTCAGCGAAATCTTCCAGGGAATCAAGGATGACATTTCGGAAAAGGTTCAAGGTGCCAAAGACAAGGTAATGGAAGTCTTTGATGGAATTCGCGACGGCATTGGTGAACGCATTCAAGCCGCCAAGGACAAGGTAAGCGAGATATTCCAGGGAATCAAGGACGAGATCTCGGAGAAAATACAGGGAGCCAAAGACAAGGTTTCCGAAATCATTGATGACATCAAGGGATTGTTTAACTTTCAGTTCGAATGGCCGAAACTTAAAATGCCGTCATTCTCAATCACCGGCTCGATGAATCCGTTGAACTGGCTGAGGGATGGAGTACCGAAACTATCGGTTAACTGGAATGCCGCCGGTGGTATCTTTTCGAAGCCAACGATCTTCGGCACAGCTGCCGGATTCCAAGGAGTCGGAGAAGCCGGCCCAGAAGCAATCATGCCGTTGTCAAAACTGCAAACCATGCTCGACTGGAACTCCGACAAGGTTCTGCTGCGGGAAATGGTCGGACTGCTCAAAGACATCAAAGCCAAGAGTAGCGTCATCGCATTAGACGGCGACAAATTAGTCGGTGGAGTATATGACCGCATTGACGAAATGGTAGCTTTTAAACAGAGAGAAAATGAATTGGCATACGGAGGATAAGCATGAAATTCAAAGACAAATATCATGATGAGTTTAACGCTGTCCTTTTGAGCATCGGGGAACGACAACAGCCACAAAAAGAGTGGATTGAATACGGAAAGGTGCCGGGAACCTCGCTGGCTTTATCACAGGACACCGGCACTTATCAACCTTACGAAAGACAGGTTCAGATCCTTTCAAAGACTAAAGCGGAGCTGACTGACATCTACCAATGGCTTGACGGAACTGGCCAGCTGTGGGTTGATGAGGACGGCTATTACAATGCCAGAGTTATGAGCATAGACACAGCTTCCGAATCACTTATGCTTGGATGGTCGAGACTAACCATCACCTTCGAAATCCAACCTTTCCTATTCCTTTATTCACCAACCATCGCCCTGACAAGCGGTCAGACGGTATATAATCCCGGTATTGAATCAGACCCATACATTAAGATCACCGGGTCCGGATCAGTCACCCTGACGGTCAACGGCGTGGCATACACTATCAACCCAATCGACCAATCCGTAGAAATCGAGTGGCCGTATGCCTGGAAGGGGCTGCTGAACAAAGGTAAAACCTTGTCAGGCTTCCCGAAGTTGAAATCGGGCAATAACGTCATATCCTGGACAGGTGCCGTCACTAAAGTCTTACTTAATGGGAGGTGGCGGACATTATGATCAGACTGTTTGCCGCCAGCGAAACAGATTTTAACCACAACGAAACCGTCTTGACCGATGTGCTGTCCTTTGAATCTGAAGAAGAAGAAAACGGCATCTTCTACTGTGAAATGACATGCCCACTG